TTAAGGAGCGATCGTGTCTATCGTTTGAACTGGTTTTACAGAAAATTGGTTCAGCGCAGATGCGATCGTTTCTTGTTTATCAGGAAATAAATGTGCATAAACTTTGAGGGTGATTTGCGGATTTTGGTGCCCAAGCCGTTGAGCTATTAAAAGAACATTCGCTCCCATATCAATCAATAGCGAAGCGTGGCTGTGTCGGAAATCGTGAATGCGAATTCTGGGTAGGTCCATTGCTTCGCTTATTTTTTTTATCTGATTTCGTAAAGCGAATGGTCGGCAGTAAAAAAACGGCTCATTATCTTTAACCTTATACAGTTTTTTTAAGTGAACCTGAATATTGTTATAGAGAAATTCGGGTATTGTAACAATACGCCGGGATGAATAGGTTTTTGTTGGTCCAATTTCGTATCGCAGCGGATTATGCAGCGTCATAATAGTTTTAGTTATTTGGATAGCTTTATTAGGCAAGATATCGGATGGACATAATGCAAGACATTCGCCGACTCGGCAGCCGGTATAAAACAGAATGTCAAAGGCTAGACGGTATTCTTCGTTCTTTACTTGACCTATGAAGAGATTATACTGGTCAGGTGTCCAGATCTTCATAGTTTCATGTTTTGATACTTTAGGTGGTTTGATATGTTTTAATGGATTATCTTTGTAGCCATAGATGATACGAGCAAAATTAAATGTAGCTCCGAAAGTTGTCATAATAGTTTTTAGGTATGAAGCACTTAGGCCTTCTTTATTCATTGTCTGAGTCCACTCAATTATTTTATCAGGGGTTATTTCTGATAATTTCATTTTACCAAAGTAAGGGGTTATTTTATCAAGACGTCCTTCAATTGTTTGAGCTGATGAAGCTCTATTATTCAGCTTGTAGTTTTCAAGATATTTAGTTACTAATGTGCTAAAAGTTACGTCATTAGTTGCGACGTAGTTTGATTTATATTCAACTTCATATTTTAATGCTTTACTTTTTTTATCAAAGCCACGTTTTACAATATGCTTGTTTTTCCCTGTCCAATCTTTACAATAAAACTGGCAATACCATTTCCCTGTTTTTTCGTCTTTGTATGCCGGCATATAGTCCTCCTTAATTATGCGAACATAAATATTTAAAAGTGAATATACGTTTAGTATAAGAGGTTTAAAATTTGCAGCCCTAGTTAAAGGGCTGCTTTTTTATTTCGTATTTCCTAACATTTGACCATCGCTAAAGACTATTTGCTTTGTATTCCAGATAACTTTCATTTTTGATAAGTCTGTATTAAAAAACTTTTTATGTTCTGGCATAAATTCGTTTAGCTCTATTACTAACGGAATGCGTTTTGCTTCACCGGATTTGATTCCAGAATCGTTTTTATAATTTGATGTAAGAATAGTATCCCCAAAAAGATCTTTATAAGTTACTTCTCCTTTAAATCCAGCAATATCTTTTTTGCTGTTATTTACTACTAATAAATCTATTTTTACGGAATCATTAAATATCCACTTGGCAGTATCTCGAGGGATATTTACTTTGTTTTCAACTGAAACAGTTAAATAGCCTGCTAATTCTTGCGCTAATTTTTCAGCCTTAATCCTTTCTTCTTCTTCCTTTTTTTGTTTTTCTTCGTTAATTTTTTTCTGTTCGTCTATAATATCGCCGATTGTTTTACCGTCTAACTTTCTTGCCCCAAAAGCTTCTGCCATTAAAGCTTGCATTAACAACTGCACTTCTTGCTCCGGAAGTTGCGCTTTTGCTACTTCCTGTAAAATCTTTTCTTTTTGGTCTGCTTTATAAACAGTACTTTTAACACCGCATCCAGTTAGCAGCAAACAAAATAACACTAAAATAACCATAATCTTTTTTCCCATCATAAACATCTCCTTTGTAAAATATTTTAATTTTCTTTTATAAGATAATTTCATTTAATAGCCTATGTACTAAGTGCGGGTCAGGCATTTTTTGCTTTATCATTGGCTCTATTACAGTGGTATCAATATCGTGACAGTGCGATAAAAGGTGTAGGGCGAATTCGTTTGCTTCTGCTTCACGCTTACAGGATTTATAGTAAGGTCTGTTTGTACTCATGTAGTAACCATAACCTGAATGTAGGCGAGCGTGTGCTATTTCATGGCACAATACAACGATCTTTTCTGTTTCGCTCAATGATTTATTTAGTAAAATGCATTTTCTACGTAATGGGCGGACAATAAACCCTCTTATATCAATAGGCAAATCATACTCGTATACATCAATATTTAAGCGTTTGGCAAGCTTATAAGGGTTTGCCGTATCGAATTTATTTACAAGGTTTTTTACCCGTAGGGGAATGTTAAGCACAGCGTAGTATCACTTCTTTTTCCGTTTGTTTTTTTCTTTAGCTTGCCAAAATACAAATTCAAGAGCACTTTTAAGCTTCTGTTTATCTTCCTCGTCTAATTGGTGTACTTCGCCATCGAACATAACTTCTGTATTGTTCAGAAATTTTGCAAGGTCTTTAGGTGTATTAGAAGTTTCTCGTCTATCGTCTTGCCCAATCAAATAATCAACTGTAACATGAAAAAAATTTGCTAATTTTATTAATGTTTCGTGGTTTGCTTCTCTCCGACCTTGCTCATACATTCCTATTGCACTTGTAGAAATATTTGTTAACTTAGCAAGATCGGCTTGAGTAAGTCCTTTTTGCTCACGCAATGACTTTAATCTTTTCATTAGACTTCCTCCATTTTATCAATTTATAAACTTATTGTACCACACATTTTGTGTTAAAAAATAAATTACACGATAAGTGTTGACAGCACACGTTTAGTGTGTTAATATTTAATCACACGATAAGTGTAGTGAAAGTGAGGTGAAAATGATGGAACACTTGAAAAGATTTAGGCTGTCATTAGGTTTAACTTCTTTGGAAATGTCTGTAAAACTTGGTATCTCGTATTCATTATATGACAAGATAGAACGAGGAGAGCGAAATGCAAGCAATGCATTCTTGCGAAAGTTTAGCAAAATTTTCCCGAGCTATGATTTAAACCTTTTTTTTAGAAGCAAAGCACACGAAACGTGTTGAAAAGATTCGGGCAAGAAAGGAGCTAGGCAGTGAACTGGTTAAAAATGTTTGGGAAAAGTAGAAACAAACTCAATTTACTTTATGAGTTTATTTTAACACAAGAAAGGGTGAGTAAATGTGCTAAAAGAGCTACTTCAAGAGTGCCATATGACGCAGGAAAGCGTTGCAGAACAGGCTGCTATGCATAGATCAACTGTCGCACGTGTCATAAACGTACCGGAAGCGGCACACCCGCAAATGTTGTTGAGGATTGCCGAAACGCTGGGGACGCTTAAACACTATGTATTGCGGTGGTATTGCCTGACAACCTGCCCTGTTGGGAAATCATGCAGGCAACCGCAGTTCAGAAAAGTTTCATTAGCGCAAACAGCCTGCTTGCTATTCTCATCGGTAAGTGCATTAAACACTAAGCTGGCAACAATATTAAGTATAGCCGCAGATGAAAGAGTAAGCCTAAACGAAGAAAAAGACTTCGCCAGTATTTTAGAAAACATAAGCGAAGTGAAGCAGGGCATATCAGATATTGAAGTATGGGTTTATAACAATCAGGATTTGCTTACAAAAAAAGAAATCGCCAGCGCGGTAACGCTGACGAATAAAAAGAACCTCAACTGAATTATATCACAGCATATTAACTTAATCAAATGCAAAGGGGTGCAATTATGAACAGATTTATTAACTGGCTATTAGGAAGAAAAGAATTAACAGTAGTAATGTTAGAACGAAAAAATTATACCAACGAAGAAATGGCAATGATAATTAAGTTTGCGGACAAAATGAGGAAAGAGTACAGCTGTAACTGCACTCTTTCCTTTGAGAGGGAATAGAACTTTAATCGAATGGCAAGACTGTTATGTTGGGTTCTTTGTTATCTACAGCTGCATATATTGTTTTGAAAGCTGCGGCAATAGACTGAATTTTAGGCTCAACTAAATCCATGTTGCCGTCATGGGTGTCTACAGGCGTTACGCTGTCAAAAACACCTTTTTGAATAGCAGCTACAAGTATGTCCTTCACAATCTCATGTTTAGTCATAATAATCACCTCCTTTCAAGGTGATTATACCACACGTGCTAATGCGAAAGGAGTAATAAACATGAACAACTTAATTGAAATTCAAGTAAACGAAAATCAGGAACAAACAATCAGCGGTAGAGAACTGCATATGTTCTTGGGGGTAGAAACTCCGTACAAGAAATGGTTTGACCGAATGTGTGAATATGGCTTTGAGGAAAAACACGATTATTTAGTGACAGACATTTTTGTCCCTAACTCAAATGGAGGCAGACAAAACCAAGTTGACCACATCGTGAAATTAGATATGGCAAAAGAGTTATGTATGTTAACCCGCAACGAAAAAGGTAAGCAAGCCCGCACATACTTTATTGAGGTTGAGCGTGACTGGAACAGCCCTGAAAAAGTAATGGCAAGAGCTTTGCTGATTGCCAACAAACAAATTGATACACTGAAACTGGAAAACACAGTACAACGTCAAGTAATTTCGGAGTTCAAGCCAATCAAGGAATATGTAGATACTATTCTTTCCAGTGAAGATACAGTGACTATCACGCAGATTGCGGCTGATTATGGTTTAAGTGCAAAGGCACTGAACAAAATTCTCAATGAACAAGGTTTAATTCGCAAGGTTGGCGGGCAATGGGTGCTGTACAGCAATCACATGCAAAAAGGTTATACGAAGTCTGAAACGATTGATGTAACACGTTCTGACGGCAGTATCAAGGTTGTAATGAATACTAAATGGACGCAGAAGGGTAGATTGAAAATTCACGAGTTGCTGACATTACTCGGACTTAAGGCAAACATGGATAAAACAGCAGCGTAAACAGAAAGGAGCTTAAAGATGGATGTTTACACCGTTGAAGATGTAATGAGAATACTTTGTTGTAAGAAAAGCTATGCATACAAAAAAATAAGAGAAGCAAGGGATATGCTCAAAAGCCAAGGTTATATTTTACCACCTGCCGGGAAAGTCCCTAAAACTTATTTTAACGAACGAGTTTATAAAAAGGAGAGTGTAGTATGAAAAAGTTTATTGAAACAGCGAACCAATCTGCGGAGATGTGTGTTATCGGTTTATATAGTGCGTGGGAGATTGCAAAAACATATTCCGGTGTAACCATCGTAACGCTTGCAACAATCGCTGCAATAGCTCGTATTGCTTATATAGAAGGTGTTGCTAGGGGGCTAGGCTTATGATCAGAGATTTTACCGTAGCAACTACTGCAATATTTATTGGAACATACGTAGCTATTATGGCTGCTGTAGTGACAGTAGGGGTGTTGAGATGAGCGAAGGAGGAATAATTTATGTTTAATAACAAAGTAGCACCGGATGATTATCAAAGCTTGAGAGAATGTTTTTTTAACTTTGCTTCTGCGAATGAATTAACGATAAATGAAGCTGGTGATGTTTTAGAAAGACTGGCAGAGGATTTACAAAATCAGGTTTGTAGCGGGAAATATGGTTTGTCAGAAGGGTGCTGCGGAGAGACTGATAATAAAAAACCGGACTGCCAATTTGGCAAACCGGTAAGTGGTTTACAACCATTATGATTTCAATATTTTCTTGATGGATTCTGTTGTGCCGAGCATCGTACCAGTCCACGCTGCGTTTCCAGAAAGTTCGGCAACAAATAGTCTGTCGTTTACATCAAGAAATCTTTTTAAGTCATCGCGAATTTGTGCTGTAGTCCAAGTTGTAGAAACTAACCAGCAAGATTCTGTCAATTTACAATGGGTATATTGTTTGATACGAGCAATAAGACCATCGTAATTTGTGCCAGGGTTACGTAAGTCGTAAGTAATAATTTTAGCCATAATATCACCTCCATATATAGTAATTGTACCACAGCAAGGAGAGTATTCAAGATGAACAAAATTAAACAAATTCGTGAACAGAAAGGCTTGTCAAGATATCAAGTAGCTAAAGTCAGTGGTGTTTGGTATAAAAATCTAATTGATATTGAAAATGGTAAAGATGTGACATTATCCACGCTCAGGAAAATTGCAGCAGCAATGAACTGTGAAGTATCTGATTTAGTTTAGGAGGAGTGATTATGAGAAAGCAAAAGAAAAAGAGCTATCAACGTTGCACCGTTGGTAGCTCAGGGTGGACATGTAAATTTTACGAAGTTTAGCGTCCACCTTCATTTTAGCAAAAGAATTGGAGGATTGCAAGTATGGATAAATTTGACGATTTAGTATATTCGCTTCGATATGAAGTAGAATCTATTTTAGAGAATCTGAAAGAAATGGATGATCTAGATGGGGATGAAGCCAAAGTCAGCGTGCTTCTAAAGTGGATTCATAACAGCGCAAATACTATCGAAAATAAAATAGAAGACTGGAGGTCTGACCAATGTTGAAGAGTGAACAGATTAACGAGCTTGCTGCCGCTTTGGCAAAGGCACAAGGGCAGATTGAAGGAGCAAAGAAAAGCAGCAGTAATCCGTTTTTCAAAAGTAAATATGCAGACCTGGCTGAGTGTTGGAACACGTGCAGAGAGGCTTTAACTGCAAATGAAATATCAGTTATCCAGATGCCGGAAGAAATCAATGAGAACGGAAGACTGAACATTACAACGATGCTTGCACATTCAAGCGGGCAGTATATATCCAGCACTCTAACAATGACTGTAACTAAATTAGATCCGCAAGCTATTGGCAGCGCAATCACTTACGGCAGGAGATATGCTCTTGCTGCTATGGTTGGACTGGCTCAGGAAGACGATGACGGAGAAAAAGCAATGGCAAGACCGAAAGATAAAAAATCTGTAGAAAGTCCGATTAATATTACATCAGTTAGTGAGAACGGCGCAGTAAGGTTTATTAACGGAGTACAGTGTCAAATTCAAGATAGAAACGGCGATTGGCATGATATTGAGTTTTTGAAAATTGAAGTACTGGAAAAACTCTTAAACGATGATAAATATGTGAATGCTCATGAGGCTATAAGAGCAGCGATAAACGCTAAGGCTGTAGGCACAAAATGAAGCTGACAGTTAAAGGGGTACAGACATTAAAAGGGATAGGGTACATAAATTTAGTAGTACCTGTCCCTTTATCAGAGGAAGAAGAAATCAATAAAATCGATCCTGAAAAGCAGTATGTTGTAGAGGTCAAGCAATGGCGTAAAGGGCGTTCTAACGATGCTAATAAATACGCTTGGGTATTATGTCAAAAGATAGCAGAAAAGCTGTCAGAAGAGAGCTTTCACAGCAAGGAAGATGTTTACAGGAAGGCAATCAGGGAATGTGGTTATGGCAGAATATGGCCAGTGCCAACTGACGCTGTAAACAGAACTATTGAAATTTGGCAAAGTAATGGTGTCGGCTGGATAGCTGAATTGGTTGGAGAGTGTCATAACATTAAAGGCTATAGCAATGTAAGAGTATATTATGGCAGCAGCGCTTATGACACGAAAGAGATGAGCCGATTTATAGATTGTTTAGTATCTATGGCAAAAGAGATTGGTGTAGAGACCAGGCCGCAGGAAGAATTAGATGACCTAATCAGGGAGTGGGGCGTTAAAGATGGCTAAGAGTATCATGCAGAGTAGAAAATACTGTTATAACTGCGGAATCGAAACAGGACTGCATCTGCACCATATCTACTACGGTACCGGCAAGCGGAAAATAAGCGACAAAAATGGCTTTACCTGCTGGCTGTGTTGGAGGTGTCATAACTCAGTACATAATGGTGGAGTACTTGGAGATTTGTTAAAAAGCTCCTGTCAAAAGGTTTTTGAAAAAAACAACACCAGAGAAGATTTTATGAAGATCATCGGAAGAAATTATTTAGACTAGAGGATTGACGGCATGAGTGGATATTTCAAGCTTTATAGGGAGCTATTAAATAAACCAATATGGCTGAACAGCTCAAATGAGCAGAGGGTTATATTAATAACCTTGCTGGCTATGGCGAACTGGAAAGAGACTGAATGGGATTACTATGGTGAAAAAATCAAGCTCAATCCTGGTCAATTTATTGCAAGTGCGCCAGCCATAAAAGAAAGATGTAATTCGTCTGAAATTACAATAATGAAAATTAGGACTGCTTTAGAGCGGTTTGAAAAACTCAATTTTTTAACCGTCAGTTTAACAGGCAAGTCAACAAAGAGTGGAAGGCTTATAACCATAGTAAACTGGCGGCTTTATCAGTCTAACGAAGAAGAAGATAACCGACAGGATAACCGACAAAATAACAAAGAGATAACCGACAGACAACCGACAGATAACCGACACATAAAAGAAGAAGTTAAAGAACTTAAAGAAGATAAAGAAATAAAGAATAAGGTGTGCGTGAACGAGCAAATCCAAAATCCAATTCAGTTTAACGAAAAAGAAAAAGGCTTTGAGCGATTTTGGGAATCGTATCCGTCGAAACGGAAAAAGCCTGTTGCAAGAATAGCATGGATGAATATGCGTGTACACTCTGAAGAACAGTATGCCTTGATTAATTCTGCTGTTGAGCGATACAAAAAAACTAATCAGTGGCAGGAGGAAAACGGAAGGTACATACCTGATCCTGATACTTTCCTGCAGGATGAACGCTGGACGGATGAAATCAAATTGCCGGAAGCAGTGCAAGCTGCTGACAAGGAAGCCCAAGAGAAAGCCGAATGGATAGCAAATAACAAGGAGCGCTGGGCAGCGATACCTCCGGAGAAAAGAAAGTACAGGCTGGCTTGTTTTATGGGGCTGGATTGGGAAGAAGTGAGGGATATGCCGTATGTTGGAACTTAGAGAGATAACGGCAGCTTATGAAGTGTGGCAGGCGGCGGGACTAAAGCCGAACTGGGTAAGCGAAGATGCAAAAAAAGCTATCGAAAGGCAAACCCTGGAGCGGTATAAATACACAGACATTGAGATGTGGGGCGATACTGTTGATTATATCGCTGATAATAATAAATATTGGCCAACATGGGCAGATATCAATAACACCTTATCCATCCTACGGCAAAATAAAATTCGCGAAGAAAAGAAAGCTATTGAGCGTAATTCTAAAGCGGCAAATGAGTTTGTGAAGAAGCTATTTGCTGACCTTGCTGCTGGTAAAACATTTGGTGAACTACGGCAGCCAATAAGCGATAAAGTTAGAGCTGCAGCAAAGAGGATTTTCCCTGACGCCGACGATAGTTTCTTGCAGCGTAATTACAACGATATCAACTTTATCGCAGACGTTGACCGAAAATGCGCTGAATGCATTAACACTTGTGATTGCCCGTACAGTGGACACCAGCCGTTTTTGAGGGTGGACAAAGAAAGCGGATTTACCTATGTGGTCGCTGATCGTGAACGGTGTTATAAATACCATCCGTTAGTGCCAGAGGTAACACCTAAACAGTCAACACGTCGTCAAGGTGATTTAACTAAAGTTTGATTATAAGGAGCAAGGTAACGATGAAAAAGTATGAATTAACAGCAGAGTTTATAGAAAAATGGGGCAAGAAATTATTTAGGATTAAGGCTTTAATTAGCTTTGGGAGTGTTGAAGCTGGTGAACTTGGCGGATACGTAGAAAAAGAGGATAACTTAGCGCAGACTGGCAACGCTTGGGTGTACGGCGACGCTGAGGTGTCCGGCAACGCTAGGGTGTCCGGCAACGCTAGGGTGTCCGGCAACGCTAGGGTGTACGGCGACGCTGAGGTGTCCGGCAACGCTAGGGTGTACGGCAACGCTTGGGTGTACGGCGACGCTGAGGTGTACGGCACCGCTTGGGTGTACGGCAACGCTTGGGTGTCCGGCAACGCTAGGGTGTACGGCGACGCTGAGGTGTCCGGCAACGCTAGGGTGTACGGCAACGCTGAGGTGTACGGCGACGCTGAGGTGTACGGCGACGCTTGGGTGTCCGGCACCGCTGACTATTTACTAATTGGGCGTATTGGTAGTAGGTTTGGCTTTACTACGTTTTTTAAAAATAAAGAAAAAGGCATTACAGTTTCTTGTGGTTGTTTTTTGGGAACTATTGCTGAATTTAGGGCAAAGGTCACTGATACCCACGGCGATAACAAACACGCAAAGATGTATAACATGGCAGCAGATATGGCAGAGTTACAGATTTTAGGCGAAGGACATTTTGACAAACTGAACACTAATAAGTCAGAACCATTTTGATATACAGTCAACTTTAGGAGGCAAGCAATGAAAATAAAGACAGAATTTTATTGTGATAATTTTCAAAATTTTAAACGGTATGGGATTCCCAAGGCACAGTTAGTAATTGCGGATATACCGTACAACCTTGGAGCAAATGCTTACGGATCTAATCCAATGTGGTATGTAGATGGCGATAATAAAAAAGGTGAAAGCAAATTTGCAGGTAAAGCTTTTTTCAATACAGATCATAATTTTAACATTGCAGAATACTTTCATTTTTGTAATCGCTTATTAAAAAAAGAGCCTAAAGAAAAAGGGAAAGCTCCGTGCATGATAGTTTTTTGCTCATTTGAACAAATGCCGATGGTAATTCAGTATGCAGAAAAACATGGGTTTAAAAAACACATTCCTTTAATTTTCATCAAAAACTTTTCAGCACAGGTATTAAAAGCAAATATGCGTGTTGTTGGTGCTACTGAATACGCTTTGGTGTTATACAGGGAAAAACTACCGAAATTTAATAATAATGGAAAAATGATTTTTAATTGGTTTAACTGGGTAAAGGATACAAAAACATATCCTAAAATACATCCGACACAAAAGCCAGTTAATTTGTTGAAGCAGTTAATAACAATCTTTACAGACCCAAGTGACGTGGTTATAGATCCAGTAGCAGGGAGTGGGACAACATTAAGAGCGGCTATGGAATTAGGTAGAAACAGTTATGGATTTGAGTTATCTAAGGAGTTTTACAATAAAGCTAAAACCGAAATGCTCAAGCCGCAGAAATTTGAACAATTAGTTTGTTTTTAGTTAAAACGGCCGCGCATACTAACTATATACAAGCATAAAGGGAAGTATACCCCTGCGGAGGTGATTAGCCCGTAGGGGGGCGGCCTTTTAAATATAAGTTTGGAGTGGTTAAATGTGAAATCCTTGGATATAAAAGCCATGATGGCAATGATTAAAGATGAGCCGGAGGATCAATATATACCGGTATTAAAGTCAGTACTTCTGCAGGCTTTGACGGAACTCAAACATCTGCGTCGGAAAAATAGTCAGCTCGGCGGTAAAAATGCCCGGTTAAGGCGAGAGAAGAAAGCTCTAGAAATTATGTTATCGGCGGTAGTAATAAATGACGACGTGGAATGAACTGCCGGCACACCTTGTAAGTAAAATACGTTCTGACAGCGTAACGGCGCCGGCGAATTTACCCGGGGCTGTACCTGTGCTGAAATATGGCAATGCAATAACTGAGGTTGACGGGATTCGCTTTGATAGTAGGAAAGAAGCAAAATACTATGAGGACCTACTTTGGCAGCAACGTACTGGTGCAGTAAAAAGCATTGAATTACAGCCTGAATTTGTTTTACAGCCTGCTTATGAGGTTGCAGGTAAAAAGATAAGGCCTATTATTTACAAGGCAGATTTCAAGGTAACAGAAGCTGACGGGCATATATATTACGTCGATACAAAGGGTATGAAAACACCAGTATATTTGCTAAAGAAAAAGATGCTGCTTTATAAATTTCCAGATATTGATTTTAGGGAAGTCTGAAAGGGGCTGGAGTAAAATGACTAATCGTGACTACATAATGAACATATCAGTCAAAGATTTTATAAACGAATATTGCCTACAAGTTGGCTACACCGAAAAAGATTTTGTAAGACTAATGATCTTATTTAAAGCAGATGATGATAGAGTCAACGAATGGCTTGATAGCGAAATGATAGGCGGGAGAAAACTGACAAATGCCGAACGCATTAAGTCTAGGAGTATAGAAGAATTAACCTATTTTTTTAGCCGTGAAATTTTCAAAGAATGTGATGATTGTCCTGCTTATATGTATTGCACTAGTAACTGTAGTTGCCAAGGAGCAGTTAAGAAATGGCTTGAAAGTGAGGTGCTGGACAATGCGTGAAATATTATTTAGAGGTAAAGACAGTATCACTAAAAGTTGGGTATATGGGGCACTTGTACAACAACAGGACGACCCTTTAAAAGAAAAAGCGTTTATTATTAGTTATTCAAATTATCAGTTTGGTGATTTTTCAGAAGCGGTTATGCATGAAGTTGACCCTGAAACTGTTGGTCAGTGTACTGGGTTTGGTGATAAGAACGGCAACAAGATATTTGAAGGCGATATCGTCTGTATGGACGATTGGATACCACCATGTATGCAGGTAGCTTATGCAAAGGGAGCTTTCTACTTAGCGGAAATTGAAAACCCAGTTAAATATTATGGTGACATTTATTATTTAACCTATGGTGGGAAACCTTGTGCAAAAGTTATCGGCAATATCTATGATGATTTGAGCTACTAAAGGAGCGGTGAATAAAAATGGAAGAAGAACAATGCCCTTGTGATGATTGTGACGCTACCTGTGATTACTGGGACAGTAAATACTGCTGTACATATTGTCGTTGGCAGTATGGAGATATTGAACCTGACTGCGAGAATTGTGACCCGATGGATATTTGAGAGGACGGTGAATAGATTATGAGATTAATAGATGCCGAATGGATAACATACGTACTAAGAAAAATAGCACAAGCCGAAGATAAAGATTTAAGTAAGGGGGAGTTTGGGCAGGGATATGTGAGTGGGGTATATCATGCTATACATGTTATTAAGAGTACGGAAGCGTGTTTGCCTAAAGTGTGTAAACACTGTCATTTAGTACAATACCACGACAATAACTACTGCGATAGATGTGGACGGCTTATAGACGAAGCCCCTACAGGAGAAGAGCGTAAGCATGGGCATTGGATTGAACACCCTGAACACCCCATCGGTGATTGTAGCGTATGTGGTGAGCGTGTACCGATCTACAGCGGCAGTAAAAAATATAAAATCTGCCCGAACTGCGGGGCTATTATGGATGGTGAATCCGAATGAACATACTAAAGTTAGAAAGAGCAATAGCTTTATTAAAACCAATCATCTGGAAAATGCCTATGAACGAGAAAAGGGATGCTTATATAACTTTATTGACAGCTGCTCAAAAGCAGATACCACAAGAAGTAAGTCCCTTATTATCAGATGATGGTTTACCAGTAGGTTGGAAATGCCCTGTGGTGGGAAATTGGTAGATGACGCTGCTCATTATTGTAAATACTGTGGTCAAGCTATATGTGATGACTAAGGAGTGAAAATAATGAATGACAAAGCCTACTGCATACGAAGTAACAAATTTATGGATAAACCCTGTACTAACACCGACTGCGACCGGCACGAAGCTAATGCACCACTTGTAGATGATGATGGTAGCCGTAGGGTGTGGGCAGAATTTGAATGTAAGGAGTATAAGCATGAATAAAGTGGTTTTGCTTGGCCGCCTCGTGAAAGACCCCGACGTAAAATATACCCAGTCGGGAAAATGCGTGGCAAGTTTTACGCTTGCCGTTGACCGCCCATTTAAAGGGCAAAACGGAGAGAAAGAAACAGATTTCATTAACGTAGTGACATGGGGAAAAACTGCCGAACTGGTCGGCAATAGCTGTATCAAGGGGCATAGGCTACTTGTGGACGGACGCTTGCAAATTCGCAGCTACGAAGCAAAAGATGGCACTAAACGCTGGGTAGCTGAAGTCATTGCCAATGGCGTGGAGTTTATCGAACGTAAAGCGTCCGGTGCAGCTCCTGCTGAAACAGGCGGTAAAAGTGAGATGGAAGCGTTCGGGCAGGCAGTGCCGTTTGACGAGGAAATACCATTTTAGGAGTGATTGCAAATGATTTATGTTGGTGTAGACGTAGGTAAAAAAGGCGGGTTTGCGATTATAGATGACGATCTCATAGCAACCTACCCATACAATGACCAAGATTTTATTAGTTTTATGAGCAGCTTAAAGGAGAAAAAAGCAACAGCCTGTATTGAACAGGTTGGGGCAATGCCCGGGCAAGGGGTAACAAGTATGTTTAGTTTTGGCAAGTCTGCTGGCTTTCTAGAGGGAGTAATGCAGGCTTTGGGTATAAAGTATCAACTGGTGCGGCCGCAAACGTGGAAGAAGGAATTTGGGCTTAACAGCAGCAAGCAAAAGTCGATTGATGTTTGCCGAAAGCTTTTCCCCAATGTATCGCTTTTAGCGTCTGAACGGTGCAGAATCCCGCATGACGGAATGGCCGAAGCTTTGCTAATGGCAGAGTATGCACGGCGCAGGATGTAAAGGCGACTGACAGAACGGAGCTGAAAATATATGATAGCAATTAAAGAAATGGATATGCCTGCAAACTGCGGTAAATGCCCGTTGACATATCCAGTTGGCTTTTATAGAAATCAACCATTTTCTGTTGATAAGAGCAAAGGCTGCTGTATTCTTGTCTGTGAAATTGAAGATCCAAACATTAGGCTGCCGGATTGCCCACTAATTGAGATAAAGGACGGTGAATAAAAATGGAAGAAGAACAATGCCCTTGTGATGATTGTGACGCTACCTGTGATTACTGGGACAGTAAATATTGTTGTAGGCGTTGTCAGTGGCTACATGGTGAAGTTGAACCTGACTGTGAGAATTGTGACCCGATGGATATTTGAACAAGGAGAGGAGATAACATGAATAAAGTAGTTTTGTTAGGTAGATTAACGTCTGATCCTACTGTACGGTATACACAGACGGGTAAAGTAGTAGCTCAATTTATATTAGCAGTAGACAGACCATTTAAAGACGCACAAGGGAATAAGGAAACAGACTTTATCCCTGTAGTGTTATGGGGAAAGGCCGCCGAACTGGTAGGTAATAGCTGTCAGAAAGGACACAGGCTGATTGTAGAGGGCAGAATACAGATACGTAACTATGAGGCTAAGGACGGCAGTAAACGCTGGGTAACGGAAATAATCGCAAATGGTGTGGAGTTTGTAGAGCGAAAATCTGATAAAGGCGGTACAAGCGGCGATAAAAGCGAGTTTGAGCAGTTCGGGCATGCTGTACCGTTCGATGAGGATATCCCATTCTAATGAAAACTAAAACAGCAATAGCAATCGGTGTAGCCATTGGCATTATAACAGGTATAGCAATAGGTGTGGGCAGTGAGATAGGACAATATATAGTATGGACTATGATAATGCGGTAGAAGGAGCTGAAAACGTGATAGATTGTGAAAAATGTTATAGGCTGAAAAGTTGTGGGGACAGATATTATTGTGCGTTTATAAGCTTAAATCCTTGTATTAGAGGAGAACATACACCAGTACAAGAGTATAAAGGTGCAGCAAATCCGCTAACATCGACAGATCCACGTTTAGCTCATTTACAAGAGCAGCAACGTAGGCGTGAGGAAGCTAGGGCAGGGAAAGAAACAGACGCGGGAAAAGAGCAATACAAGCCGCACAAAACTATGAAAGTAGTATTTAGGGATATTATGCATAAACACAGTGGCATTCCGATGTTTCGACCGCCCGGAAATTCGGCATCATCTAAGGCGTTTGTTTGGAGTAATATGCATACAGTAATTTTCGAAATGGGGTTTGCTGGGTGGGATGTTCCGGCAATTGCTCAAAAGCTGGGTGTTAAGAAAAATACGCTATATTCATATATCGGTAGATACAGGGGGTAGCAGATGACTATAGAGGAGATAAAGGCAAAGCTAAAAAGATATCGTTTCATTGCGGGAGAAATTAGTGACTTGCTAGATGAGCGGGAGCGTCTGCGGTCGCTTGCCGAAAAGATTACACCTTCGCTGTCCTTTGCTCCTGTACATGGTGCCAATACGGATAAAATGGCACCTGTGGTTGCCAATCTCATTGAGGTAGAGCGATATATTGAAAAACGCAGTAAAGAGCTTCTGCAGGCAAGAATGGAGGCAGAAAAACTGATTGATAGCTTATCGGACGAAAGGCATAGAGCCGTATTGAAAAGTTACTATTTTTCAAGGCGAAATTGGCAAGATGTTGCAGACGCTTTGCACTATGATGTCCGAACAGCAACAAGATTGCATGGCATAGCACTGCTGGAAATGAAAAAGATGTCCTAGAATGCCCATGCTAATCCTTGATATAATATAAAGTGTAAAAATGTGAAATTGATATAACGCATACGCAGTAACCCGCTCACTATCCGAGCAAGTGGCAAACCGTATGTTATATATTTGGCTATGGCGTTACTGTATGAAGGCATATGATAGCTGCAATTTATCGTATGAATGATGCGGATAACTACCCATAGCAGCTACTGGACGGTATGCAGCAACCGGCATAGTAGTTTACCCTGCCGTTGGGGTAATACAGCGGCTTATTTAATTACTGTTTAATCTGCATGAATAATTCAACGTTAAAAATGCGTTAAAACACGGCGATATATATCAAAAATTAGCATATAAGTTAATATTATGGCACTTAACTTCGGTTAGGTGCTTTTTTATTTAAGGTGGTGAGAGATATGGCAGGCGGCAGACCGTCGGAGTTTAATAAAATTTGGAATAACGAGGACGGCTTACTGCGCATAGCTGGCTGGGCTAGGGATGGACTATCCAATGAGCAAATTGCCAAAAACATGGGGATAAATGTATCTACCTTGTATGATTGGCAAAAAAAGTATGGGGAGTTTGCGGAGGCTTTAAAAAAAAGCAAGGAGATTGCTGACAGGCAAGTCGAAAATGCACTTTTTAAAAGCTGTTTGGACAGGGTAATCACAGTCAAAAAGTGTTTTAAGGTAAAGCACGTCAAGTATGATAACGGCAAGCGAGTGGCGGAAGACGAGGAAGTGGTGACGGCAGAGGAAGAAGTGCCTATCCCTGCTAATACTACGGCTCAAATTTTCTGGCTGTCGAATAGGATGCCCGGATCTTATAAGCGCAATCCTGTTGATAATAGTTCGTCAGCACTGGAAAAACTTGATGAGATACTATCAAAAGTAACGCAGGGGCTGACGAAATGACATTTACGCAAAAACAACAAGAGTATCTTAACAACGCTAACCACCGCTGGAATATTAAATCCGGCGCAACGCGCTCCGGCAAAACGTATTTAGATGTACTGGCGGTTATACCGATCCGTATTAGAGCGGTAGCGGGAAAAGAGGGGCTAACGGTAATACTTGGCAATACCAAGGGAACGCTGCAGCGCAATGTAATTGAGCCGTTGCAGGCTATTTACGGTGCAACGCTGGTAGGCGATATCGGTGTAGATAACACGGCACGAATATTTGGCGAAAAAGTCTATTGCCTAGGAGCGGACAAGGTGACACAAGTAGACCGCCTGCGTGGCAGCAGCATTAAATATGCTTACTGCGATGAGGTGGTGACCTATAACAACGAGGTTTTCGAGATGTTAAAATCTCGGCTAGATAAGCCGTATAGCAGATGTGACCTAACCTGTAACCTATGCATTGGTTTAAAAAGGTTTAAAAAGTTTATGGACAGTGACGCAGATATATACTTGCAAGAGTACAGTATCGATGATAATGATTTTTTACCGAGCGAGTTTGTCGAAAACTTAAAAAAAGAGTACACAGGAACAGTGTGGTATGACAGATATATCCTTGGCAAGTGGGTGCTGGCCGAAGGGTTGATTTATCCGATGTTTAGCACAAACAGACACGTTAAGCAAGTGACCCCAAAGTGTGACCGTCATTATATATTTATCGACTACGGCACGCAGAATCCATTTGCTGCCCTACTTTTTGGTGTGCGGAGAGAGTTAGGCGTAGATGTCGCTTATCTTATCAAAGAGTATTACTACAGCGGGAGAGCAAACAATCGCCAGCTTACGGATGATGATTATTACAATGAGCTGGTAAGGTTGGCCGACGGATATGACATTGATTATATCGGTATAGATCCATCCGCTGCTAGTATGATCGCAACGATTAAAAAGCATGGGCAGTTTTCGGCTAAGAAAGCCAAAAATGATGTACTGAATGGTATTAGATCCGTCGCAAGTTTAATCGCGCAGGAACGGCTTTATGTACACATTTCGTGCAAAAACACAATAGCAGAGTTTCAGAGCTATTTGTGGGATACCAAAAGCACCGAAGATCGCCCGGTAAAAGATAATGACCACGCAATGGACGCGCTAAGATATTTTGTTAACACAGCAATGGCGCAAAGCAATTTTGTATTAATAGGGGGTTAAGTATGGATTTATCATTAATAGACACGCTAAAGCGCAACGCTCCGCTAAGTGATAGCCAAATAGTCAAACTCGAAATTAAAGAATTTATCGAAAGTGAGCGTTATAAAAATATGCTTGCTGGCGCAAGATATTACGCTGGTAAGCATGATATTTTAGATACCAAACGTATGGCTATTGGCAAAGATGGGCTGCTGACAGAGGTTAAAAATGTTGCTAACAACAAAATAGTACATACGTTTGCAACAGAGTTGATAGATCAAAAAATCCAATATTTGCTGGGTCGTGAGTTTAGCGTTAAGGGTCTGGACCAAACAAAAGATGATATTTTACAAAGTGTCTTTGATACTAAGGTCCGCAGTCAAATAACGGCCTGTGCTACTGGTGCAATAAAATGCGGCATTGGCTGGATGTACATTTACCCGGAAAAAGGTCAGTTAAAGTTTAAAGTTATAGACGCAAAGCAAATAATCCCACTTTGGGGAGATGATGAGCATACAGACTTGCAAGCTTTGATCAGATTTTACACGCAAGTCGAGTTCGAAGCAGCGCAGAAGCGTTTCGTCACATATGTGGAATTTTGGCAGGCTGACGGCGTACAGCTTTATAAGTACCAGCAGACGGCGTCAAGCGTTGAAATGATCGCGCAGAACTATAACAGCAATCTTATAGCGGTAGGCGAAAAGGCCGCTATGCTGCAGGACGCTGATGGTAATCTGCATGATTGGGAGCGGTTGCCGTTTGTGCCGATAAAATATAACGATAGCGAAACTCCTTTGATTAGCCGAATAAAAAGCTTGATTGATGCCTACGACAAAGGAGTATCAAACAATGGAAACGCGCTAGAGGATGCAGGCAACAAGATTATTAAAGTAAAAAATTATGGCGGTAGTGGCAAAGATAGCGACCAGTTAGGTAGATTGCGCCAAACAGTAAACGCTTACCGCTTGATAATGGTTAACGATGACGGCGACGCAGACACAATTGATGACAGCGTAGACGTTAGCAACTCTGACACTTATTTAGACCGCTTGCGCCGTAATATATACGCGTTTGGCCGTGGCGTTGATCCTGATCAGGCTATGGGTGCTAATGCGTCAGCAGAAGCCAGACAGTATATGTATGCCCCGCTTGACTTGGACTGCAACGGGTTAGAAAAAGAAGTCAGAAACTGCATTGATGGTATATGTTGGTTTATTGACAAGTATTATAGTGTATCTGGGGACGTTGAGATAACCTTTAACAGAGATATCCTCATCAACGAGCAGTCCGCAATTGATATGTGCCTAAAAGCTCAGTCTATAGAGGGGATTTCAACCGAAACAATATTGTCAAATATGCCTTGGGTTAAAGATGTGGCTGCCGAAATTGATAAGTATAAATCAGAGCAGGGCGATATTTACAATAATTTAGATGGTGACCCAAATGCGGCGCAGTGATGAATATTGGGCAAAGCGATTGCTTTCTGCTGGAGATAGACGCCTAACCCCAGCAGAGCGCAAGCTAAAAGAGATATACGTCAATGCTACAGCGAAGATAAAAAAAGAAATTGAAGCTTATATAGGCCGCTATGGTACTGATGACATATACGCCTTGTTAAGCAAAGCGCAAACGCTATCACAGCAAAAATTTGCCGCTACGGCATATGCTGACTCAGATAAGAAGAATTATCCCTCTTGGTTCAAAAGAATCGCTTATCGTCAATCTAGAAAAACGAAAATAACACGCGTTGACAAACTGATGTTTGAAATTGATTTGATATTGTCACAAGCTTCTGCGCGAGAAGTTGAAACGTTAGCAGACCTTTTGAGCAAAGTATATTCTGACGGTTATAACAGCGGGGCTTACAATTCGGCAATTGAAAGCGGACGCACAAGAGTTATTAGCAAACCTAAAATTGACGCAATTAAAAGGGCAATTGATAGCCGCTGGCTGGATGGTAATTTCAAAACTCGGTCCGCCGATAATGCGGAAAGTGTTTCGAAAGCATTGCAAAAAGATATCCCCAGCGGGCTTATTTTGGGGAGAAATCCTAAAGAGATAGCTACCATGATAAATAAGCGCACAGGCGCAGGCTATAAAAACGCATTACGGCTGGCGAGAACAGAAGTATCACACGTTTTAAACGATGCCAATTTTCAAGCTATGGAAGACAACGACATTGAAAGGTATGTGTATACGGCCGTACTTGACTTTAAGACCAGTGAAATATGCCGAGATTTAGACGGTAAAGACTTCGCGCTGAAAGACAAGCGACAGGGGATAAACGCCCCGCCTATGCACCCTAATTGTAGATCTACAACTGTACCGATGGTTGATGATCGGGGCGAACGGCTTGCAAAGGATAAAAACGGGAAATACTTTTATGTGCCTGAAAATATGACTTATAAAGAATATGCAGAAAAATATTTAAGTTAAAGCCACCCAAAAGGGTGTTTTTATTTTCAGTCCGGCGGGACTATAACCGCTAATCTGACAGGTACTGACCTGTATAAAAAAGTATGGAGGGTTTAACAATGGATATTTTGGAAAAATTAAAAGAGCTGGGGTTTGATATTCCGGCAGAAAAAAAGGAGGACTTCAACAAATATTTCAGAGAAAACTACAAATCAAAAGCCGAAATTGATGGTTTGAAAGAAAATCATGTTAAAGAACTGCAAACGGCGAAAGACGCCGCCAAAGCTTTACAGGAGCAACTGAAAGGGTTTGAAGGTATTGACGTTAAGGCACTGCAGGCTGCTGTAAAGGCAAGCGAGGAAAAATACAATCAGGATATTGCCGAACTACGAAAAAATGCAGCTATTGATGTTGCACTGGCAGGCAGTGGCGCGAAAGATGCGAAACTGGTTAAAGCTTTGCTTGACAGCAATGCTGTAAAGGTAGACGGGGAAAATATTAGCGGTTTGAGCGAACAACTCGAAAAAATCAAAACGTCTCATGATTACCTTTTTTCGGCAGCGCAAAAGCCTGACGGAATGAAACCGCACTCACCTGGTAACCAAGATGATAAGAACGGTGATGCGGAACTTGCGGCTATTAGAATGGGCGCAGGGTTGGAATAACAAAAATAAAAATGGAGAGTGATTAAACAATGGCAAACAACATTGCATTAGCAAACAAATTTTTACCTATTCTTGACGAAATCTATAAAAAAGGCGCAGCTACTAGCGTGTTTGACGCTAGAGTTATGACCAATGCTTTTACGGGTGTAAACGAAATTAAAGTGTTGAAAGTCGGTACTGTTGGGTTGGGTAACTACTCCCGCGATACAGGCTATCCTAAAGCAACAGTTACAGCAGCATGGGAAACCATGAAGCTGACAATTGAGCGCGGCAGAGAGTTTTCAGTCGACCGCATGGATGATGAGGAAACACTTGGAATGACCTTTGGCGCTGTTGTCGGTGGCTACCAGCGTGAGCATGTTGTGCCGGAGCTTGATGCTTATCGCTTTGCTAAATACGCAAGTGCAAGCGGTATTTTAAAAGCAAGTCCTGCTACTTTGACTAAAGAAACAATTATTGGAGCGATTGATGATGCAGTAGCAAAAATGGATGAAGCGGAAGTCCCGCGTACTGAACGTGTGTTGAATATCAGTACTGCGCTTCAGCCGATGCTTAATTCTGCTTTAGCTCGTCAGTGGGGTAGTGACGGAACTGTAAACACAATTTTGAGCGGCTATAACGATATGCCGATTAATTGGGTTGTTCCTGGTCGCTTCTATACTGGCATTACTCTTAATGATGGTTCTTCCGAAAACGGTTTTAAACCCACAGATACCACAGGCAAGGCAATTAACTTTATGATTATTCATAAACCGGCAGTGCTGCAGGTCGTTAAATTTGCTCTTCCTAAAATCTTTACCCCGGAAGAAAATCAGGATAAAGACGCATGGAAATTCCAATTCAGACTTTATCATGACGCTTTTGTTTACGATAACAAAGCTAAAGGTATTTACCTGCACGCACAGGCATAACGGAGGTAACTATGGAATTAAAAAAAGACGGTATCACGATTGTTGTGAATAGCGAATTTGATGCGGACCGGTTAAAACAAGCTGGCTATACCGAAGCTGCAAAGGACGTTAAGCCAAAAGCAGCGGTAAAGACTGGTTCTAAAACCGAAGCTGCAAAGGACGTTAAATGAGCATTCTTGAGAGAGTAAAAGCGTTGTTGGGTGTCACTACTGATACCCAAGACGCTTTTTTAAATGCCTTAATTGATGAAATGAGCCAGCGAGCGAAGAACTACTGCAACATTAGGGCAATCCCGGTCGAACTAGAGCCGGCAATAGCAAGAATGGTCGTAAATGTGTACTCCGAACAGTCGAAAGTATCAGAGATCAAAGAAGCTGATCGAAGTTTTAAGTTTGCGGAAATTACAAATAATGTATTTAACTCTGCCCTTAGCGACTTGCACGCTTTCAGGGTAATGTTTTAGCGAGGTGTGGCATGGTTGTTGATTTTTCTATCATTGGCGAAAAAATGAAAATATTTGATACTGATGAGATGGACGTTTGGCGCGACACCGTCAGCGAAAACCCCAACACTGGGGAAGTTACAGAAGCGACTGCAATGGTAGTTGAAAAGCAGCCGTGTCATATTTCTTACAAGATCAATGATAGGCCGGACACTGTAACCGCTGGTACAATGCCAGTTACACAGTTGATCAGGGTTGATTTTCCTGCTGGCGTTGACGTTAAAAACGGCGACTATGTAAAGCTGCGCAGAAAGTCAAACGGCGTTGCGTTCGCTGAAATCAATGGTTTTGTTGGTATGTTGAGTGCATATCCAGGGCGCAGTAATTTTTATCTACAGGTGCGAAAAGATGTTTGATTTTTCAGAGTTTGCAAGGTTTCAAAGCGATTTCGAACGCAAGTCAAAAATTCGTTCAGAAGTAGCTGAAAAGGTTCTCAAAAAAGAAGGTGCGGCTATACTTGCCAAAACAAAGCGGAGAACACCTGTTGATACAGGCGCGCTTCGTAATAGTTGGGAAATGACCTACAGCCAAAAAGGTCATGAACACAAAATTACCTTTAGCAATCCGCAGGACTATGCATCATACATCGAATTCGGCACTAAAAAAATAAAGCCATTCTACATGAATACAGTTCCGCTTAACAAGGGGCTTAAAACGGTAGAAAGGAAATACAAGCGGGAGCTAAAAAGGTTTTTCGTTGATTAGGGGGCGATTTGGCTGATTACGGCAGATTTATACAAAGACGCTATCGGCAAGACACTGTTTGATGAATTCGGCGTCAAGTGGTACAAGGAAAAGGCTGCTAAGCCTGTCTATCCTGCATTTTATATAAACAACGCAAGTATATCGGTTGAAAGGGATAATGCTGACAGGTGGTATTTGTTTTTTCTTACACACATCACATACCGCCATGCTGCAGAACCCGCAACGGTAAAAAACATCAATAGCGTTTTAGACCAAATGGCGATTGACCTTCCGTCTGCGCTTGATTTAGTGCCAATAGACGGTGGACTGATGCGGCTGGAGAAAGACAGTTATGCCGAAAAAAACGATGGTAATTTAGAATTTATTGGTAAATATTACATCAGGGTAAAAAAAGAAGTTGCAGAAGCATTGCAAATGCAGCTTGACCTGAAAATAACGTAAGGAGTGATAATATGGCAGGTGGCGTATGGTTAAGCCAAAATAAAGTCAGACCGGGCGCATACATCAATTTTAGGCAGGTAGCTAAGCCGTTGCTGACGGTTGGTGATAGAGGTATAGCAACAGTAGCATTGCCGCTTTCGTGGGGTCCTTCTGATGTCCTGATAGACGTAGAAAGCAGCGAGTTGCTGAACGGCGATAGCAGAGCAAAGCTAGGATTTACGGCAGCAGATACCGCAGATAGTTTAGTCGCAAGATTAATTTTATCTAATTGTTACAGGTGTCTTTTTTATCGACTTGACAGTGGCGGCGTTCAAGCGAGCGGAACGATCAGCGGCTTCGCTGTTACTGCGAAATACCCCGGTAAGGCTGGTAATAAGATTACAGTTCAAATTAATAAAAACAAGGTAGATACTACTAAGTATAACTTCTTGACGTTCTGGGATGGGGTTCTCGTCCACAGCCAAGAGGTAAAAAGCAAAGATGAGGTGCAATCCAACGATTACATTGATGTAACAACGGATAGCGGGCAACTTAAAGAAGCAGCAGGTGTTACCCTGACTTCTGGCTCTGATGGTACTGTCAGTGCTTCTGCTGCTTATCCGAAATATTTTGAACTGCTCGAAGTTGCAAAATGGCAAACCATGGCCATTATAACCGATGGCAGCACAATTAATGCTTTGGCCAAAACTTTTATTGAAAATCAGCGAGAGGACGAAGGCCGAGGGGTGCAGCTTTGCATTTATGAGGACGCAAGCACTTACAACTATGAAGGGGTTATTGCAAGTGAGCAAAGCCTTATTTTTGCAAATGAAACAGTACCAAAAGAAATGGTCCCGGCATGGGTCGCAGGTATTACAGCAGGTGCGCAGATTAACCAGTCTAACACATATAAAGTTGTCGAAGGTGCAATCGGCTTTGCTCCGGAACACAAAGACAGCGTTATTAAAGAGAAGCTGAAATTAGGGAAATTCCTTTTCAGCACACGTCAGGACGGTAATATCGTAGTCGAAAAAGACATTAATACCTATCACCTGTTTGAGCCGGAAAAAGGTTATGTTTTCAGCAAAAACAGGGCAATCCGAGTTATGGACGAAATGAGAATGTCTATCCGGTCTGTTTGGGAAAACAACTACATCGGCAAGGTAACAAATAACAATAGGGGTAGGGCTATTTTCAAGGCTGATGTAGTTGCCTATATTACCGAATTACAACGGCTTGAAACCGTCGAAGCGTCTTATGATCCTGTTGAAAATACTATCGTAGAACGTGGTGTAAATGTCGATGCGGTAAGAGCGAGTGTTAATCGGCTGCCGATATTGGACGCAATGGAAATTCTTTATATGGATATTGAAGTTTTGGCATAAGGGGGGATAACAAATGGAAAAATATATTCTGGGTGAGGATACAATCAGCGGCCGAGAAGGTAAAGTAATGGCCACCATTGATGGCAAGGTGTACGAGCTTTTTGACCTTACCAAATTTACCGCTGATATTGAGCTTGATACAACTGAAATTAAGCCTATAGGGGTTCGGCATACTGAAACCAAAGTACACGGTATTAAAGGTACTGGTACTTTCAGCGGGTATTATGTTTCAAGCAAATACCGCGATATTATTCTTGATTATTACAAGACGGGAAAAATGCCACAGTTTAAGGCCGTAGTAGTAAACGAGGACCCGGCGAGCAAGGCGGGCAGGCAAGAGATCATGATCGAGGGTATTACTATTACTAAGTCGTCTTTTGGTATGCTTGATAACTCTGTCGGTGCATTAACCGAAGATATACCCTTTAATTTCCGCTATGCAAAAATATTGAAAAAATTTGATGAGGTGATCTAATGAGCAAATTAACTGACTTTTTAGCAGGAAACGTTGTTGATAACCTGACCGCGGAAGTAGCCGTGTCTAAACGCATTCCCGGTAAATTTAAAATTAAGGTTATAGGCAATCAGGAACGTGAAGAATTATCACAGAGGGCTACTATTAAAGGTGTTTATTCTGCAACAAAATTTGCTAAGCTCGTAATCTTAAATTGCGTCTTAGAACCGGCATTAAACGACGCAACGCTCATGGAGAAGGTCGGAGCTAACACTCCGGAAGAGGTTATTGAGAAATGCTTGCTTGCCGGAGAGCAGGAAGAACTGTTCAAGGAAATTGTAAAACTTAGCGGGTTTGACAAAAATATTAATGAAAGCATTGAAACTGCAAAAAACTAATAAAGGAAGATCCCGAAGCGGCGCTTTGTTTGGGCGCCGTTTTGCATTTGCGCTGGAAACCGTCGGACTTCGCGAATCTTCCTCAAAACGAAAAAGCGTTTGTTATCGCCTGCTTGGGAGAATTGGCGAAAGCAAACGCTAAAAACAAGTAAAGGCGGTGAATTATGGCCGATATTCACAATTCGATAATTCTCGACGACCGTATGTCCAAGCCTATCGCTGACATTAACGCTCATATGCTTGAATTAAAGAAAAGCATGGAAAAAACAAATGCTATGCTTGATAGCATGGCGGGTAAAATGGGCGGCGTAAAAACTAAAAGCATTGCCCTCGGTAGTGCTATAGGCAATATGGCTAATAATCTTGCAACAAAGCTTGCAGAACTACCGGGGCAGGCTCTTGGCATGGGCGATAGTCTTATGTCTATGCGTGCGCGTATTGACAACATTAACGACGGTATGCAAACAACTGATGAGTTAATGGAAAAAGTGTACTTATCTTCTATACGCTCACGTACTGCTTATGTCGATACAGCAGCCGTTGTTGCAAAATTGGGACTTAATGCCGCTGACGCTTTCGGAAACTTTGATGAAATAGTTGGATTTGCTGAAACAATGAACAAAGCGTTTATTGTCAGCGGAGCAAGTGTTTCAGAAGTGCAAGCCGGTATGTACCAGTTAACGCAGGCTATGGCGTCTGGACGTTTGCAGGGCGACGAATTTAAAAGCATAAGTGAAAACGCACCTATGCTTGCTAATGCAATCGCCAAATTTACCGGTAAAAGCCGCGGCGAGTTGAAAGAAATGTCTAGAGATGGCGAAATAACAGCGGACATTATTAAAAAAGCACTCACTTTCGCAGCGGCCGATATAGACAAAAAGTTTAAAAATATGCCGATAACATTTGGGCAAGCTCTTACCCTTATGGAAAACAAGGCTATAAGTTTTTTTTCGAATGACCTTACAAATGTTAGCCAGGTGGCGGCTAAAGGCATAATGTTTGTGAGTGACAATATGTATGAACTCGCAATAGTTAGTGCTTATGTTGGTACCGTTGCGGCAGCTTATTTTACCCCAGCATTATATAGTGCAGCTGGTGCGGCTTGGACTGCGGCCGCTGGATTTGCCGCTGCAAATTGGCCGCTTTTAGTAGGCGTTGGCATACTTTTCGCGCTTGCTGGGGCAATGTTAGAGTTCCCTGAACTTGCTGGAACTGTTGCAGGAGCTTTTGCAGCTATGGGGTCAGGAATTTACAACGTTTTAGTTGGAATATTAAATTTTTGGAAAGTTGTAATCAATGCCATAATTAGTGGCATTAATGTTATTCGCAAATTTAATGCTGAACGGTTAGGGCAAAAATATGTTGCGATAGAAATGATGCAAATGACAGACATGAAAGACCCCAACGAAGCCTTTAAAGAGGGGAAAACATGGGGTACTGAAGCTGCCAAAAATTTGGGCGAACGGCTTGATAAGCTAAAAAAGGGGATAATGGACCCTCAAAACAGGAACACATCACCAACCCAAAACGAAAACAAGGATAACAATGTCGACAAAGTTAAATCTGTAGGCAAGGTTAAAGACCCGATAAAAATTGACGATGAAAGCCTAAAGCTCATCAGAGATTTGGCCATGAAAAAATATCAGGTTAGCTTCAAAACTGTGCAGCCTGTGTTTCACTTGTCTTTTGGCGACATTAGGGAAACAATGGATATTGATAAAGCTGTTGAAAGGGTAGAAACGAGAATTGTCGACCTTTATAACAGTAGCTTGGTGGTGCCAGACAATGGTTAGTGAAGTTTTAATTTATTTTGTTGCGGACGGTAATTTTGTTCCGCTGTCGGTGAATCCTGAAATGCTACCCATTGAAAGAGAGGGCAGCAATGAAACAACTGACATAGTTGGTATAGGCGAGGTTAATTTACTTCGCCTGCCTAAACTAAGAACCTGCACACTTGAAAGTTATTTCCCTGCTATGGGAGCGTTGGGCAGCTTTGGGGGAACGAAAGCTTATAACTGGCTAAAACGGTTGCAGGAAACAAAAAAACCGCTCAAACTCGTTGTAACGCGCTTAAACATATCAATGCTAATGACGATTGAAAGCTTAAAGCGTGAAACGAGGGGCGGCGAGCATGATGATATTTATTTTTCCATTGAACTAAAGGAATATAAGCAGTACGGCATTGCAAAGCTGCAAAGGGACGCACAGGGGAACATTGTAGACGGTGTAAGCAAACAGACTGATGTCGATACCCTTATCGGCAATAACCCGGTTGCGTCGCTTACGCAGCCTTTGAAAAGCGATGATACTTTGTGGGCAGTCGCTAGTAAATACTTGGGTGACGGTAGTCGATGGCTTGAAATATTAGCCTTAAACCCTGCGCTGGGTGATGGACTAGGGACTTTACTTGGCGTAACGCTAAAGCTGCCTAAAAACGTGGAGAAAACACTATGAAGCTAAGCGCGGTTTTAACTAATTCAAAAACAAAAGAAAGTTGGGATATCTCAACAGTCATTAGCGAAATTACGTTTAAAACGGCGTTGGATGGTCAGCCGGGGACATTGATCTTTACTTGCGTTGATGTGAACCAGTCTAACCTATTTGCGGAAGGTAGTGTTATTGACATAGGTATAGACGGCAAAGGCTTGTTTTTGGGGTATCTGTTCAAAACGGAAACAGATAGCTACAACAATGTGAAAGTAACTGCTTATGACCAAATGCGCTATCTGAAAAACAAGGATTTTTATATTATCGACGGCGGGCAAACGCTCAATGATGTTTTCACAAACTGCTGCAATAAATTTCAGTTAAAAAGCAGTGTTATTGCTGGTTCTGAAACTATTGTCAGCGATAAAATTCACAATGATAAAACTATCTACGAAATAATACAGTATGCTATTGATGATGTGCTTGTTAAAACTCAAAAATATTACGTTGTTCGAGATAACTACGGTACGCTAGAGCTTGTCGATATGGAAAAGCTGGTAACTGACTATGTGATAGGCGATAGCTCGGCTATGAGCGAATATACGCACAGCAGAAGCATCGATGAAGCTTGCAACGTTGTGAAGCTGATTTGGGGCGACAAAGACGCAAAAACTCCTAAAATAACGGTCGCTGATGATGAAAAAAATGTTGAGCAATGGGGTATCTTGCAGCATTACGAAGTTGTTAACGAAGGAATGAACGAATCGCAAATTACAGAAAGGGCGAACAATCTTTTGTTTTTGCTTAATCGTGTTGAGCAGACAATGAAGTTAACTGTTGTGGCAGATGAAACAACATATAACAGCCTGTTGGAATTAAGAGCCGGCAGCGGGTTTAGAATACGGTTTAACAGTGCGTTAACCGGCAAGGTAGATCAGACTGTATATGTTATTAGCTGTGATACATCAATAACTGATGGCGTTGTGTCAAGCAGTATGGAGGTGAGCATGCCGGAATGATTGGTAACAAGCTGTTAAATATAATTATGGATGGGAAAGTTCCACCGCAGGAACGGACGGCAATAGTTTTCGCTAAAATTATAACGGTTAATCCTGTTTCGATAAAAGTTGAGGGACAGAAAGAGCCTATCCCTTCGAAGTTTATTTATGTAAGCAACTTCTGCAAACGTCACTTTCACCCTAATAAGCATAAGCATACAGGCTGCTATAACCCTTTAACTGGCTACGAAACAGAAGACATTGAAGAATTCAGAGCAATTAAGCCGGGTGATAAGGTCGTTTGCATTAGATCTAACGGCGGTCAATTTTACTATTTGCTTGAACGAATTGATACGGAGGGTTTTGCATGATACCTACGTGGATAAAAACTGAACAAATAGCGACTAAGGTAGTAAAGCAGCCAAGTAAGACTTATCATCTTGATTTGCAGCGAGGTCGCATAGTTGGCTTTGTTGACGGATACGAAGCAATAAAGCAGGCAATAATAAAAATAATGCTTACTGAAAAATACGCCTATGTTATTTATGATCACTATTACGGAGTTGGACTTGAACAGTATATAGGAAAAGATATAAGTTTCGTGGTAGCTGATTTAGGGTCAACAATTGAAAATGCGCTGTTGTACGATGATCGGATACTTGCGGTAAATGACATAGAAATTACCAGGGGAAGTAATATTGATGGACTGCTTGTAAAGTATTCGGTGGAAACAGTAGACGGTGTATTAAACGGAGAACAGGAGGTGAAAATGATTGGCTAATATTATTGATGAGCTAAAAGTAAAAACATACTCATATTTTATGAAAAAGGCTCTTGACCTTGTTGAAAGTGAAATCGACAAACGACAAGGGTCTATTATTTATGACGCTCTTGCGCCCTCTATGGCTACACTGGCGCAGTTATATGCCGACCTGCAGTTATACTATGAAAACACATATCTCTTGACCGCAAAGGGTAAATCTCTTGATAACCGCTGCGCAGACTTTGGAATTGACAGAGAGCTTGCAACACCTGCCTACCGCAAGGTTACCATGAAAGATAGTGAAGGTCAGAAGGTAGATGTGCCGCTTGGCATTAGATTAAGCACCGAGGACGAAGCCGCCCCGGTGTTTTTTGTTGTAAGAGACCGAACTGCTAAAGGTGAATATGTTGCGGTATGTGAAACTGTTGGGGTTGTCGGAAATATTTATACAGGGTATATGCTTCCTGTCAACAATATAGCGGCTCTTGGCAGCGCATACATGGACACTATTATAACCCCTGGGCAAGACGACGAAACAGACGATGCATTGAGAAACAGAACAATTGAATGGTTGCGCAATAAGCCTTATGGCGGTAACGTTGCTCATTATAAAATATGGGCGCAGGCGATAGCGGGGGTTGGTGCGGTGCAGGTTTACCCGGTGTGGAATGGTGGGGGGACGGTGAAGGTATCCGTTATCGACAGCGAATATAAGCCTGCTACAAGCGAGTTTATGCAGCAGATAAAGAAATACTTTGACCCTACAGAACAAACCGGGCAGGGGCTCGGCATTGCTCCCATAGACCACGCTGTTACAATATCCACGCCGGAAGAGGTGACTATAAACATAGTAGTAAACGTTACTCTGAAAAGCGAAGTTAGCAGAGAGCAAATAAAACCTTTTATTCAAGCGTCAATTGAAAAATACTTTTTAGAAGTTAAACAAAAGTGGGGCGACAACGACGCACTGAATAACTATCAAGTCGGCGTTTACATCGCTAGAATTATCGGCGCAGTGATTAGCGTTGAGAATGTTATAAATGTGCAGTCGGTAACATTAAATGGCGGCAATGCTGACATTTTGCTTGAAGAAAGCGGAACTAAACAGCAAATACCCAAATTGGGGACGGTGACTGTTAATGCGATTACTTAAAAAATATTTGCCCTCACTATATAGGGAAAACAAAGAAATGGAAGGGCTGATGAATGCTGAACAGCCTATCTACGACGAAGCCGAAACCGATACCAAGTTTGCTTTTTCTCGTCAGTTTGTTGTGACGGCTGATGAAAAGGGTGTTGAACAATACGAAAAGATTCTTGGCATAATGCCGACGGCTACAGATAGCTTGGAATTTCGCAAGCGACGCGTTATAACAAGGCTTTCAACAACTCCGCCGTATACGCTGAACTATTTAAAACAGCAGCTTACAACGATATTTGGAGCTGGTAATTTTAATGCATGGGTGGACTACGGCAAGCGAGAACTTTATGTTGATAGTTTTATTAATAATATTAGTTTATTTTTTGAGCTTGAAACATTCATTGCAAAAGTAAAGCCTGCAAATATGATTTATATCTATAGATCGCTGGTCCTTCCAAAAGTAGGTGTGAGCAGTCGCTATTTAGCTGGTTGGGGCAAATGGAACTACAGACTTGATGGAACGTGGAATCTAGGTGCTAAACCGTTCTATTCCGACGATACAACAGAAGAATGGAACTACAGACTTGATGGAACGTGGAATCTAGGTGCTAAACCGTTTGCTACTTATTATCTGGGGGAAATTAAAATGAACAACCAATCGTCAATAACTCCGTTCACGCTGAATTATTCGGCATCTAAGTTAAAGGAGATCATAACCAAAGTTGTAATTAACAATACAATTACAGTAAATTCAAGTGATTTTTTAAACTTCAATGTTTCCGGTGGCAGAATAACATTTGATGTTTTAGTAGAAACTGCAAACATTTTGATAGAAAGCGTAAAAATTTATGCAGGGGAAAATGTTATTGATGATGCAACACTGGCGGTAAAATCGGGTGAAAATGCTCGAATAAGATTTGAAATAGAATACAAGGAGGCTTTTTGATGAAAGAAGTAACTTATAACAGCTCACTACTGAAAGACAGTTGGAACTCTAACGAAACTGTGAAGCCCAATAATTTTAATGAATTGAGTGGAGCGGTTAAAAATGTTATTGCGAACGCAAATGATCTTGCCCACAATTATTTACAGCAAGGCAAGCAATATGTGGCGGGCGATATTGTTTATAGCAAAAATTTAAATAAGGGACGCTATTTACTTTGCACTCAAGGCGGTACTACCGGGGATAGCGAACCACAATTGATCAACAAAAACGTAGGCGAAACTGTAACGGACGGCAGTGTTGTATGGACGGTACAAAATATTAGGACTACTGCTTTAGATTCATATCCTGTAGGCAGTATATATATGTCTGTAAATTCGACATCGCCTGCTGATCTTTTTGGCGGTACGTGGGAGGCAATGCCGGCAGGACGTGTTTTACTGGCGCAGGGCACATCAGAATGGGGCGTAGAATACCAAGCTGGCAGTACCGGTGGCGAACACGAACATCAGTTATCTGTCGGGGAACTGCCTGCGCATAGCCATGCTGCTAATACGAATAACGTAAATATATCTGGTTCTGCTCAATTACAAATGGGTAACGGCTTACAAATTGCTACCGGTACTACAACAGGTGTCTTTAGTGCGATAGGAAGTAGCACAGTCGAAGGTTATGGTAGTGGTAGCAGATCAGGAACGTATGGACTTAAATTTGATTCTACCCACACTCATACAATCGCTATTGCTAATACTGGCAATAATACTGCGCACAATAATATGATGCCCTATTTCTCATTATTTATGTGGAAACGCACTGCATAA